TACAGCGATCATAGCGGCACCTGTGAACTTATCAGTTCCGTCAGTTACGATTTGAACATCAGTTGCAGTTAAGTCTACATAAAAGTAAAAACTTGCACCAATGTTATTTAGATTGTTGTAGTCTGTAGCACCTGCTGTAGCTCCGTTAGCATTTGCATTGATTGATGGTAAAGTAAAAATACCATCTGCGTCTTGAGTTAAAAGGATTCTTCCTGCGTGATCATTTACAGTTAATGAAGTATTAGCTGTTAATGCAACAGTTGATCCTGGTCCAGTACCTATAAAGCCATTTTTAGAAATGACCGGTCCTGAAAAGGTTGTGTTAGCCATGATTGTTCTCCTAGTTAATTCTACATAGTCTCTAGGCCGTCGACTATACTGCGTCTATGCAGAAAATTAATATATGTATAGTGTATTTTTTATACACTACTTTTTAGTAGAGTGCAAGAGAGCCTGTAGTGTGGAGTGGATTTTTTCCAACGATGTAGCTTTTTATTAAGTAGCTACTGAAACTGTAGGAGCGATTGCCTCAACTTTATTCTGCAGATGTGCTTGTTTAGCTTCTGCTTTTTTAATATGCTGAACGATCTTTTTTACTTCGTCGTCGATCCTCACCATATCAAGAGTATATCTACCCTCGTTAAGATGCTCTTGCTCCCATTTGAGATCCAGCGACTTTTTCTTGTTGTAAAGTTCCTGGATGTGTGGTTGCATCGTCATTTATAACCTCCTCATAGGTTATTCTATATTTGTCAGAGGCATATACATTATCTCCGACATATTCCCATTTTATAACATTTTCTCCTAGTTTGTCAACTATGGCCTGTTCAAGGGAAATAGGATCATCGTTAGATGATACTTCAAATTTTGCGTAATGATCGTAAGCGAATATTGTAATTGTAAATTTTTTCATGGAATTGCTATCTTACTTTCTAAATGAGGCGGAACTATGTCCGCCTCAAATATTTTAATTAGTGATTAAACACCTTCAACACCGAAGATACCTCTATAGTCAGAAACTCCAAAAGAGTATCTTTCTCTAGCTTTGTATCTTACGTTACCAGTATCAAAGTCACCTTCCATAGCCGTTTTAATTGGGCTTCTGTCAAAGTACTTCATACCATTTGGCACGTCAGTAATGATGTAGAACGCATCTGGGTCAGTTAAGAAATTGTTCACTCTGTAACCTTGAGGAACCATTCCCATTGACGCAATAGCGTTAATGTCATTATCTGCAGTTCCAGTTCTACCTTGAGACTTCATAAGTCTTTCAGCATTGAACTGGTTTTCACTAGGTACAATCATTTTAACACCTCTTGCAGCAATTTTCAGACCTCTTTCGTCTGTCATTGCAGCAATGTCGATTAAAGATTGCTCTAGTGATGTTTCGTTTAAGTCAGCTTGTACTGCTAAAGTATTAGCTACTGTCCCTGCAATTGTAGGGTGAGCTGTGTTAAATAAACTAACACCGTCACCTGAATTGAAGTTATTGTTAGTTGGTAAACCTTGAATTAAAGGTACCACTGACTTAACTTGTTTAGTGTTCGCCATAGATCTAGCAAGTGCTTTCGTATATCTAGACGCAAGTCTGTCATATAGGTTATCCTCAATCGCTTCTTCAGTGATTGCGAACGCTAATGCAACAGTCTCGTGAGTGTATCTAGCAGTAAAAGTTTCTTGTGCATTGTCGAAACTTACGCCAGCACCCTCAGCTTTAACTGAAGCATTTGCAAAACCTGATAACATAACTTCTTCTTCAAACGCTCTGTCTGAAGATTCCGTCGTATAGATTTCAGCATGCTGATTCTCATAACGTTTGTATTCCAGGCCGAATAAAGCATTCAAACCTGGCTCTAGTTCTTTAACTAGTTGTCCTCGTGATATCGCCATAGTTATCCTCCTTAGATACCTGCGGTTTGTTTCAAGAAATGTTCGTTAATACTAACAATTAAGTTCGTATTAGCTGAACCTAACTCATCGTTATCAACGTCTTTTGAAACACCGATTATTTTTAGTTGCGCAGTTCCCGCAGCCATTGTTCCAGAAATTTCTACACCTGAAACAAAGTTTGGTGAACTACCGGCTGCATACACTATATCTGCACAATTACCAATATTGGTTTGAGCAGGTGTACCAGCACTTTGTATTTCAAACCTCTCATACGGGTCATCAGATACGAATCCAACAATATCAGTTGCAGTGTTGGATGCGTTTAAATGATTCGCATAAGTGGGCTTGCTTGTTGTTGCATCAGTAAAGAAAACACCATTAAGTGATCCTAATAACACATCAGCTGCGGCAGCTACAGTAATTGTACCTGTGTTTGCCATCTCAACTGCGTCATTAAAATAAATCGCAGTTGCATTAGCAGCTATTGAGTATTCAGATAAACCTTGGTTGTCTCTATTCTGACCAACTTTTCCGACCGGTCTTAAACCGAACGCGCTATCTTTATTAGCCATAGTTGTGTCCTCCTTATAGACATTTTATTAGTTTATCCGGCGGTTAGGAATTGTTAAAAAATTAACCCTTCTTTGAGCCACCGAAAGTTACACGAGTCTGTCTATCAATATTGATAGGCATACTTGGGTGCTGTTCCTTCATAAGATCGTTATCAACTGCATCAACGTTATCTTCAGCCTGCTTTTTATAGTAGTCTGCTCGTTGTTGCGCAATCTCTTCCGGTACCCTTGCTAGCACAAGGCCACCAACTCCGATCACTCCCTTAAATTTACCATCGTCCACAATTGGAAATTCTGAGTTTGGATATTCATCAGCTCTCACTAATTCGTATCCTGATCTAATTCTTCCAGAAACATTCTTAGTGTCTTGGAATCCCATAGATTCAACTCTTATCCATCTGTGAATGAATCCTGTTGGTGCAGGGGGTGCATCTAAACTTGATGGTGGAGTCCAAACTTTTTTATGAGCTGTTTTTTCTCTAGTTTGACTCGCACGCGAGGTTCTTTTATCGTTACTATTTTCCATATGCTTATACCTCCTTCGTGATATTTAATTGTTTCGCATACTCTTCGAGTGGCACACCTAATTTTTTAGCAATTGCTACCTGTGATGGTGTGAGCCTCACAGTTTTGCGACCAGAATTAGTACTTCTTTTTGCAGATGCAACTGTCTGTACAGGTTTGGCCGTTTCCTTAGGTTCTGTTGTAGCAAATTTCTGTGGAAATTCAAGTCTTATTCTTCTATCTATTTCAGAATAATACTCATCACTACTTGGGTCAAAACCCTCTTGTTCTGTTAATTTCTTATGAAGATCAAAAGCAGTGTAGGTCATAGCTGAATCTTGGCCAAACCATGAGTTTTTTTGAGCCCATGTTTCAGCTTTTGGATCAGGTGTACCACTAGCTACTTCTTGTCTTTGTTGTAAATTAACTTGAGGTTGTTGAACTTCTGTTTCTTTTCTTTTTGCATATAGCTCTTGTTCAACTTTTGCTTCAGTGAATCTAGCTTGTTTATACGCGTATTCAGAAATTAAAGATTGAGCTTCAACTTCAGCATTAATATCTCCAGCTTCTCTTGCTGCAGTTAATTTTGCTTTTGCAGATTCTAAACCAGATCTAATACTATCTTCTGTAGTTTTTAATAAACTTGGTTCAATTTTAGAAAGTTTTTGTTCTGCTTTTTCTTTTTCAGTTAAAACTGATTTAGCATAAACTAAAGCTTCATCTTTTTGACGTTCTGCTTCTCTCCATTTTTTAGTCAGTTTAGCTATTCTTTTTTGAACACTATCCGAATAATCTTGAAGTTCATCTTTTTGTGGTTCTTCTTTTTTTTCTTCTGAAACATTTTCTTCTAATTTAACTTCACGTTCATTTTCATGAGTCTTATCTTCAGGTACTGTTTCATCTTCAACAGGTCTTATTGTTGGTTCTTCTTTTATTTCAGGTTGTTGAATTTCAGTTGAATCTTTTTCTTCAACTATATCAACGTCCATTGCTGGTCCTGATGTATCTATATCGACTTTATTATTATTTAAGTCTGGCATAGTTTCCTCCTAGTGTTACTATGATTAATATTGATGAAGTATATCTTCGGGGTTATCGATGCTTGCTAAAACTTCATCGTCATTTAGCAATCTTACTTCCCCACCATCGATCTGTATTCTTGATCCTGCATATCTTGCAAAAATTATCCAATCACCTTTTTTACACCAAGGTCCTTCAGGAAATTTTTCTTTATCATAACAATGTGGTCCCATTTCAAGAACCAAACCACAAGTAGAACCTACTTGTTGTCTTTCTAAAGTGTCCTGTCCTAAAATTAATCCACCTTTAGTTTTTTCAGGCATTTTAAATGGTAGAACTAATATTCTCCATCCTGTTGGTCTAGGTAATTTATTTGATTCTTTTGTTTTAAGACGTTCGTAACCGTCTACTTCTTTTTTATGATCATCATCATACTTATCTAATAAAGCTGATTTAACTTTCGGTTTTTCCGAAGTCGATGACGTTTTCTGATCTTTCAGTATCATTTTTTTTCTCCTTCTTAGGGTTTAGCAGGGCTGATATTTCCTGTGATATTCTTAAATAGGCATGTGCCTGTCCCATCATATACTTGTATTTTTCCATATTGTCAATACCACCGCCAATCATGGAATCTCCAATATCTCGATAAGATTCTTTAAGATGTTTTTGTAGTTTATTTAGTATTATTAGTTCTTCATTTAACATTTTTCTTTCTCCTTTTATGTAATAAATTAACTCTTGAATGCCAACACCACTCAGTAACTTTTATAGCATATGTTTCTAATTTAGAAAACATACTATCTAAAATTCCAAAAAAACTATATATAAATTTGTCTAACATTTCCAACGTCTTCTAGCTTGTCTTATTCTTGAATTAGGATCGTTTTGAGTCTTAGCAGAAGATCTTTTAAGTTGTCCAAGAGACCTTGCACAATATGACTTTCTACGTTTTGCAGCAGCTGAACCTTTTTTAACTTTACCTGTTACAGCAGTTTTTAATTTTGATCCAGGGTTGGCTGCTCTATAAGCTTTTACACCTTTGGTAGTCATTCCAGCTCCAGATTTAGTTGGTCTGTAATTTGCTCCAGGTCCTTTTGTTGTTTTTCTAATAGCCATTAGATTTTTTGTAAATTTGGATTATTAGATAACATATTTTTTTCTGCTCTAGGTCTAGCATTAGAGTCTTTACTTCTTTTTCTAAGTTGAGCAATAGCAGATTCTTTTAATTGCTTTTGTCTTCTTAATTCTTTTAAATCTTTTTCTAAATTCATTAAATCATACCTTTGTAGTATTTTGCATAAGATGAATTATTTAAATTTACTCCACCATAATTAGAGTTAATTGCTGGACCATTATATGATTGCATTTTACCACCAGTAGATGCTTTTTTTCTTTTTGTAAATGTTGCAACGTTAGTTGGCTTTCCTCCAGGATTACCTGCTGATCTTTTTCTGCTGACAGCAGATGCCTTTTGTCCTTTTGTCATCCGTGTGGCTTTTGCAAGTGGAACGCATTTTGGATATGCTCTCTTGCTCCCCTTTGATCTTCCGCATGGTTGATATTTGCCCTTCTTCTTTGGTGCTCCAATGTCTACCCATTTCTCCGATACCCATTTTCTTAAAGACATTAGACAAGACCTTGATAATAATTATCCATTGTCATTAAACCACCATTAGCAGCTTTTTTTCTAGTTTTCTTTTTACCACCTGGTGTAACTTTACCTGAACATACGGCTGAACCGTACATGTTAGCATATGCAGAAGGATATACTTTAAATTTTCTTTTAGCGGCTGCTTTTCCTTTTGCACAGAGTTTTGCCATTATGCAATACCCATTGCTTTTTTCATCATTGATTTTGATTTAGGTTTTTTCTTTTTACTTTTAGCCATTAAAATTTTTTTCTTTAACTCAGGGGGTAAAGTTTTTTGTGCTTTAGTTAAACCATTACCACCATTACCAAATTTTTTTCTCATTATTTTTTTCCTCCGTTTTTAAATATTTGTGTTCCCTTTATACCATAAACACTCGCCACTACAAGTATCCAAAGATTTGTAAACCATTTTGGAAGCTCAGAAAACATCTCAAAAAACAATTTTACTTTGTCCATCGCTGTTGGGTCCTCACTTACGACTGCCCAGGCCAAAATTAATACTGGCGCAGACAAAATTAATAAAATAAATTCGTCTTTATAATC